TCAGAGTCAGCCGTACCAACTGAGAGTGATGCTGTAGCACAAGACGTATCAGACGAAGATACGCAAGAGCCATTAGACCAAGAGCAAGAGACTGACGATTCAGAAGAAAGTTCAAGCGATAATGATGGATCAACTGATATTGATAGTAAAGACGAAACGAATGACGATGATAGCGACCTCTTTTATGACATTGGTGATGAAGAAGTAAGCGCGACTCAGATCAAAGAGTGGAAGTCTGGATCTATGAAAGCGGCTGATTATACTCGTAAGACTCAGGAACTAGCTAGTAAGTCGAAAGACTTTGAGAAGCGAGAGTCTGATCTTAATGCTAGACAAGCACAACTCGACAGCGCAATGGCAGAAGTAGAGGCAATTATTGCTGAGTCAACCGTTGACGATGAAACGCTTAAAGATTGGCGCGAGTATGAACCAGATAAGTATATTCAGTATAAGGAAAAGAAAGAAGCTCGCGATAAGTTGCTTGCTAATTCTAAAACCTCAAAGACAAGTGATTCTAATTCAAGTTATGAAAAAGAATATACTAGCTTTGCTCAATCTAATACTGACTGGTTCGACAATGGTGAGCCTACCGAGAAAGCAAAGCAAGATATTAAAGTAATGACTGCTTATGCCGAAGCGAATGGGTTTACTAATGATGATTTAACAGGGTTGAAGTCGCATCATTTCAAGATGTTATTAGATGCGGCAAAATACAACACAGCCAAAAAGTCTAACGCGGCGGTTGCTAAGAAAGTGCGAAAAGCTCCGGCAATAACCAAACCTAGACAAGGCATTAAATCATCGCTACAGCAAGAACTTAAAACTGCTCAGGAGAAATTCAATAGGACTGGCACTGTCGCTGATTCCGTGGCTCTCCGAAAGCTCAAAGCAAAATTAAACAATTAAGGTTGAACTAAAATGGCTGACACTTTTACTACCTATGACGCGATTGGTAACCGCGAAGATTTGGCAAATGATATTTATAACATCTCGCCAACTGCTACTCCTTTTATCAGTGCTATTGCGCGTAATGCAGCAACGGCTGTTAATCACGAATGGCAGACCGATGCACTATCTACACCGGCTAACAACGCAAAGCGTGAAGGTGCTGATGCTGCAACGACTATTTCAGTTGCAACAGTTCGCTTAGGTAACTTAACGCAAATCTCTGATAAGGTTCCTAAAGTTTCACGTACACAGCGTGAAGTCGATAGCGCCGGTCGTTCTGATGAGATGCTTTACCAGATTATGAAGATGGGTAAAGAACTTAAGAATGATATGGAATTTGCGTTACTTGCTAACAAAGCAAAAGTAACTGGTAACGAAGATTCAACAGCGCGTGAACTTGCTGGCATTGAATCATGGATTGCTGACAACGTATCTCTAGGTGCTGGTGGTGTTGCCCCAACTGGCGATGGTACTGATGCTCGTGGCGCTGGTACACCTCGCGTATTATCTGAGGGATTATTGAAAGGCGTTCTGGCTGACATTTGGGATGAGGGCGGCGACCCTGATTTGATTATGTGTGGTTCGTTTAACAAGCAAGCAATGTCTGCCTTTGTTGGCGGTGGAACAAGTGGCCCAGCACAACGTACTGTTGATGGTAACAGTAAGTCTGTAACGGCTGCAATCGACGTTTATGTATCTGATTTTGGATCATTAAAAGTCGTACCTGCTCGCCACATGGTCCAAAGCTCCATGCTTGTTCTACAGTCTGACATGTTTTGCTTGTCTGAGTTGTCAACAATTCAGTCAAGCCCACTTGCGAAGAACGGTGATTATGATCGTGAGTTGCTAAACGTTGAGTACACGTTAGAAGCTAAAAACGCAAAGTCAAGCGGTATCATTGCTGATTTGACTGTTGCTTAATAAGTAACAACTAGAAGGCGGTTATGAGCCGCCTTTTTTATTTAACTAAAATTCAAGGATTACCTCATGCCTACTATCAAAGAGCCAGTAAAAAAGCAATCACCTAAAAGAGTCGAAGTATTTACAAAGAAATATTGTGATAGAAATGGTAATATGCACAGTGTCGGCGAAGTTTGTACTATTACCGATGATGATGAACTTGCTCACTTAACTGAGCGTAACGCACTAAAAGCCAAAGTAATTAAGGTTTAACATGAGATTTTTTGATCACGACAAAGAAACAGGTATAACCGAACACTTTGGCGTGGTCGATGGTCGCGCCGTTATAAAGACCAGCCAAGATATTACATCAATCATTGATGATAACAAGCGCGATGCCGGTAGTGCGTCGTCTGGTTGGGCTGGTGATATGCACCATGTTGCTAGAATACCGATGATTGTGGTCGAGCAATGGCGCAATGAATTAAAAGCAACCGGTGCGCATGATACAAACCCACTAAGCAGGGCTAATAAGCAATTCTTTATTAGTAAGATCAACAATGGTGATTTTAAGTCACTAAGAACCAAAGCAGGTCGCGTCTAATGGCAATAACTACCTATGATCAGCTAACCAAAGCAATTGTTGACTTTGCACATCGTGAAGATTTACTTGATCTAATTCCTATCTTCATTGCTAACACTGAGCAACACATGTATGACAATGAAACAGAGTCTTTACAGTTGCGCTCTATGGAATTCATTAGCACAAGTTTAACAACTGGTCGATTGATACAATTACCACCTAATTTTGAGTCGAGTCGAGCAGTCAGATTAAACCTTGACGGTTATGGTGAGCTACAATTCCGCACACCAGAGGCATTAACGCGCAGAACTGGCCCCGCTCGACCTATGTTTTTTAGTATCATTGGTAACAACATTGAGTTTGATTGTGTTCCCGATTCAGAATATACAATCGAAATGCAATACTTTAAAAAAGCTGATGCATTAACAACGGCTAATCAAACAAATGAAATTCTCACATTACATTCTAACATTTATCTTTTTGGTGCATTGTATGAAGTCGCTGTGTATGAGCAAGATTACCAAGAGCAAGAAGTTAAAAGTAGACGATTCTTTAACTCAATCAAAGGCGCAAACAGAACAGACAAGCGCGGGAGATACGGAAACGCACCAACAATGAGCATAGAAGGCGGGATGCGTCCATGACATTCCAAACTTTGCCGGTACAAATAACAGGCGGTTCATACTTAAGCCAAAGTAAACCATTATCTAGCCAGCAGACAATTAACTTTTATCCCAAGTCTACACCACTGGCAAAAGAAAAGTTTGTCATGTTTTCGTTTCCTGGATTAAAGTTGTCTGGCACTTCTACAGGTATTGATAGAGGCTTTCACCGCATGGCTGAGACACTTTATCAAGTTAAAGGGCAATCACTATTCAGGATTGCAAAGGACGGCGTACACACAAGCTTAGGAGCTATTGCGGGAACTGATCGCTGCATCATGGCTAACGATGGGCTTAACTTATTTATTGTGTCGGCATCGTCTGGCGTTTTTAAGTACAATTCAGATGATGAAGCGATCACACTTGTAACTGATGCCAACATTGTCGGCGCAAAGTCAGTCGCATTTATCAATAACCAATTTATATACACTAATGATTTGTTTAGTATCGTTTCTAATGTCGGTGACGGCTCAACGGCTAACGGCTTAAACATCATTGGCGAAGAAAGCTTACCCGATAACATGGTGCGTGATTACATCTTTGACGACATCATTTACCGAGCGTCTGAGCGTTCAATTGTTGCATGGTATAACAGCGGCGTAGGTAACCCGCCGATTGAGAAGTTACAAGGTCGTATATTCCAGGTTGGTTTAGCGGCTATTAACTCAATTGACAGAACCGATGATGCTTTGTACTGGTTAGGTGACGACTTTTCGATCTATCAATCAAGCGCAGGGGCAAAGTTAAAGATAAGCACCGATGCAATTAGTAGCGAGATACAAAGCTACTCAACTGTTTCTGATGCTATTGCTAACACGTTTACAATTGACGGTATCAACTTTTATTGTATTAACTTTCCTTCGGGCGGCAAAACGTTTGTATTGAATGAAACGTTAGGTCAACAAGGTTGGTTTGAATTGTCAAGCG